GTATCAATGCCTGCGCTAGTTACTACGTTTCTAATTAAAGCATACTAATGCCTGCACATTATACAAAAGAGAGAGCCAAATATGGATCTGGAGTTGGAAGTATTATTACTTGGCCAGTTGAACTAACCACTAAAGATCCTTTGGCGGAAAGTAATGTCAAGTATCTACCTGCTGGATATTTAAAATGTGATGGAACAATTTATAAAGCAGATGATTATCCACAACTTGCCGCAATTTTAGGTGTTGGTGCAGCATCTAAATTTATTCGCTATGATATTGATAATGATCCAATTGATGATGTAGATGACGATGAGTTTATTGTTCCTGATCTTGGATCGAAATATCCAAAGCCCACTACTGGCGCAGCTGCTGGAACCTACATTAACATTGTAACAGAAGATCAGGCTGGTAACGAGAAAAGACGCTCAGGAATGGGCATTACTTCAACTGCTACTGCAGGAACTACTACTGGAAACACTACTGTTATTCAGTTAAGTTATGTTGGAACTTTCACAGTTCCATCCCAAGAAATTGCTCTAAAGGGAAAACCTTCTTGGACAAAAGGAACAAACAATAGTGGATTTACTGATGTAGAATCTGTCGATAGTTTGGCATTGCATTCTCACATGCACTTCTCAACCACAAATAGATTGAGACTTAAAACTACAAATGAAACATCTACAGCTCAAGCACAGGGTGTTGGATCATACTTTAACGCAACGACAGTTCCTATTCAAGATTGGTTAAATAACCAAAGATATAATAATAGCACTAGTAACCCACCTGGAACCAATCAACCTGCATGTTGGGCGATTGCTTCTGGTGTTGCTGCTGGAGGTTATGGACAAATTGAAGTTTATACTGGAATTGAAGTTGCTTACTATAATATGTGTTATGACTTAAAAAGTCCTGGAGGATTAAACACATTAAGATATCACTGCCTTTTGACAAGCAATACTAGTTTTAACCTTAACACTATTGTATTTGGAACTGAACCATCACTCCACAGTCATACTCAAGCATTTTGTATCACCACTGATGGTCCTAAGGCACTTAGTAAAACCGAAACAACACCTGCGACTTATACTAGTGCAACTGCTCCAACTGATTGGAAGGGAACAACTTTGGCGGATGTTTTGCCGTTAAATAGTAATACATCAACAAAGACAGGACAAGCATATCCTCAAGTCAATAACGTAGTTACTGAAATTAATGAGTTGTCTCAACCAGACGGTGATCCTACTGTTCACTCTCATAAAATTTTAATGGAGATTGGAACACATAGTTATAAAATCAAAACATCACCACTTTTGTTGTCTCCTGACAATCTTGTAACTACTTTGACATTGCAGACTGATCAAGTAGCATCACTTGATCAAATTACAAGTCCTTATATCATCATGGAATATCTCATTAAGTATTAAGACAATGGCAGTAGCAAATAATCCTACCTATCGTAACAGAAGAGATAACTACTATACTGATAAATTTCCAGATAGTCAGGTCATTGGAAGTATTATTCAAGTATTGAAGTCTACTGAAGGATCATATGATCATTCATATGTTCCAACTATCACTCCCACTATTGGTGGAAGTAAGTCTTATAAGGAAATCTCTGGAGATGCAGAACCAGAGGATAACCCAGACTATCAATATGAAGGATATATCTATTGCGATGGATCGGAATATTATATCCATGATTATCCTGCATTGTATGAAGTTATTGGAAATGAATATGGTGGAACTGCTAGTGATGGTTTGGATATTCTCACTGGTGGTGCTGGATGGGGTGATAATGTAACTGTAACTATTTCAGCACCACCATCTGGAGTCAATCAAATATTTGAGGATATTACACCTGTTCAAGCAACAGCAACTGCTACAGTTGTTAGTGGTATTATTACTGGTGTTGAAGTAACTAATCCTGGAAAAGGATATGATGTTACAAATCCTCCAACAGTAACATTTAGTGCTACTAATGGTGGAACAACCCCAACATATGCATTAAGAATTAGTGCTCAAAACGGTCAAATTCAATCAATTAACAAAGATAATGTATTTGAATACTGGCCAGATGAATATATGGGAACTTTTAAAGTTCCTGACCTAAAAGCAAAAAGAATTGTTGGCAATGGTCCTGTTTATGGATCCAATACACCAAACGTTGGCAACTCTAGTCTTGGAGTTGGACTTGATACTATTGATGGTAAGTGGTATCTTGATAAGGATACACAAAAAGGTCAATTTTCGCTTGGAAACATTACTACAACAGGTTATACAAATGTTGTAGAAACAGTAGAAGCTTCTATTATTGGTTCACAGGTTATGGCTGTGGAACTGCAAGAAAAGAAACTTGCAGGTGCTCCTCAGCACAGTCATTTCTTGTTTCACTGTGAAGCGCCACAAGACAACGCTTCTCCACAATCTGTTAGTGGAGACTTGTATACAGTATCATATAAACCATCTACTGGTAAGGTAAATAATTTCCTTCCAGCAGGTGGTATTGCAAAGAGCCATACTCACAGTTTGTCAAAAAAACCAATCTTAGATGGTAGTGTTGGAACATATGATCTTTTTAACTGGAGTGGTGGAGATGCTGCAAGTGGATCTTTAAAAGATGCAAATAATTATTATGCTTCTGGTGGAGCAAATGCTGGTTCGTATGTAGAACAAACGAACTATGGAACTCCAACTATGAAATCATTTACTAGCACCAGTTTGATTGGTGGTAGAACATTAACAACAGATGGAACTCCTATTTACGATACGGATACTCAAACATTCACTGCTAATTCTAATCCCTCTGTTCCTTCTGATATTGATCAAGCTACAATTACTGTTGTTGGTGGTGGTGGATCTGGTGCTGTTTATAGTAAAGCAGGAAATGATGGAACATCCAGTTCTGTAAAGATTGGATCAAATGGTTCTAAAGTTACAATTACTGCAACTGGTGGAGAAGGTGGTAAGGCAGCTTCTGCGTCAGAAGGTGGTGCTGGTGGATCACGCGGATCTGATAGTTTGACAGGATCAAATACGGATGACTGTAATGTTATTGGTACAACACCATCAGCAGGTGATGGTGGAACTGGTGGTGATGGCAAATATTGGTTTAAGAACATTATTGCTGGCAATAATGATCCAGCTGATGTTCCTAGTGGAGCAGAAGGAGCTGCTGGTCAGGGATCTGCTGATGGAACTAAGGGTAAATCTAGATCTATTTCAGATTCAGATGAATTTACACAAACATTTACTTATGGTGGTGGTAACGATCAGACGTTTACACCAGCACCTACTAATGATGATTATTACTTAACAAGTCTGAAGTTTAAACTAGCAGGTGGTGGTGGTAGAGATTGTGGTAACTTTGGTGGTAATGGTTGTGGCACTGCTGGTGAGGGTGGTGGTGGAAATGTCTTCATTACTAAATTTAAAGGTTCATTAACTACTTCCTTTAGATTACAACCAGGGCAGGTTGGTCAAGCTTACAATGGTCAGGCAGCTGCTTTCCACTCTGGAAAGGGTGGTGTTGCTGGTAATGGATATGGAAGTAATGATGGTGGCGGCGGTGGTGCTGGTTCTGTTATTAGATTACAGCAAGGTAACGTTCTTATTGCTGGCGCTGGAGGCGGCGGCGGTGGCGGTGGATTTGGTGAAGGATCTTGCGGTCAAAATGGAAGAAGTGCTAACAGCCCAGGTAACAATGTTATCATTACTACAGAAACTTTAGAAAGTGGAACTGGTGCAACTGGTGGTGCCTATGGATGTACTGGCGGCGGTGGAGGCGGCGGCGGTGGTGGTGTCGGTAGAACAACTGATACTGCTGGCGGAAACCCAGGTTCTGGTGGTGGTGGATCTGGTGGTCACGAAGAAGGAAGAGGTGGTAGAAGAGGTCTTTCTGCTATCAGAAGTCAATATTTTGAAGATCCAACAAATGAAGCTAATAACAATAATGGTAATGGATATATTCAAGCAATTATGGTAGAAGACAAAAGTTACTGGACTTCTGGTGGTGGAGGAGGCGGTTGTGGTGGTCAAACAACCGTTGAAGTAGATGGATCTGTATTTTCTGGTGAAAGTAATGTCACTGTTACTGTTGGATCTGGTGGCGATGGTGTAGCTCAAGGTGGTGTATCATCTGGAAATGCAGATGATGGAGTAGTTACCATTAAATGGCAAACAATTACTGGTTATGAGGGTGGAGTAACATCTATATCCATTGGTGATGTTTTCATTGCTGGTTCTGGAAGTCAGGATAATGGTGTAAACTTCTATGCATCTGGAACTGGATCTAATTCCACTAATGGTTTTAAACTGCCAACTACACAGGTTCCAACTATTGTATTTGAAGGAGGTGGCGGTGGATCTGGCGCTGCTGCAACAGCAACTGTTTCTGGAAATAAAATTTCTGGTATTTCTCTGACAAATAGTGGTAGTGGATACACACAAGCACCTAGAGTTCGTATCTTGCATGGTGCTGGTGTTAAAAACTATGCTACAGTTGGATTTGATCCAGAAACTGGTCAACTTGAAGGTCTAACACTTCAGAGTAGTGAAGTACCAACTACATATTTGAAGTTTGGTGGAACACAAGCTAATAGATTTGTTGTGACAGATACTGTTGATGCATCCGATATCAAGAGAGTTACTGTTAAAGCAGCACGAGGTAATAACATTAACGGTGGAGAAACACCTGATGGAACTAGTGATCAACTCTTGCTGTATTATAACTTGGATGAGACTTTGAATTTCCCAAATTCTCAGTTTGCTGGTGTTTTGGTTCCTATTCCAACTTCAGCTGAACTCAATTCAAATTATGATGGCGATGGTAGTGGTGACAATGCAACTAATTGGTATACTTATGGTATTGATCTTCCCGAAGCGGCAAAGAAAGAAAATGTTCGTTTCCAGATAAGACAAAATAGATCTACTCCTAGTAGCTCAAATGATAATGCTTCTAATACTGATAACTATGGAATTA